GACCACTGGAAGCGGTGGAGGCGGAGCAAGCCAGTCTTCATCTAGCCGAAAGGGGAACCGACGTGTTTAGGAACATCATTACCGACCTCATCAGCGGAGCCTGGACCGTCCTTGGTCTCCTATTTGCGGTGGTGGTCCTGCCAGAGGGTCAGACGCAGACCACGATGGCAACACTCTTTGTACTGTTGACAATTGGATGGCTCGCCACAGGGCCACTACGCTGGAAGGATTAAGATGAAATTCAAGGTCAAGTCACAACTCGATCACGTTGAGAAGGGCGGCATTCTAGACGACTGCGGTCCATCCAGCACGGCAGCCGCCGTGGCGTGGGCATCCAAGTACACCGTTGACCCGTCCGCTGGCGATGGCATCAATGCGAAGGCAAAGGCTACGGGGTTCGTGGAGAAAGAGGGAGTGTCCGACAACGGATCCTCCCTCGGTGACCTGATCAAGACCGCCAAGGAGATGGGAGCAAAGGCACGCTACGCCAAGTCGTGGGACGACGTCGTCATCTCCGCGCATCGCGGCGCCGGACTCATCATCTGGGTCCAGCAGGCTGTGGACTACCCAGCCGTTGAGATCAGCGAGTGGCACAAGAAGTGGCAGAACTACTGGATTAAGAAGGATAAGAAGCACATCGCGCAGGGATATGGACACATGACTGCCGGTGGGTGGGATGCCGTTGACGGATGGCAGTGGGCATGTCCCACGCGTTCGGGCAAGGGCAAAGAGAAGTTCGGGGTCGTAGTTACGGAAGAACAGCTTAAGCAGATTGCTGCGAGCAAGAAGAAGCAGACTGGTGGCGCGGCCTTCAAGCACGTTGCCATAGTCGAATGGAAATAAGGAGTCAGAATGTATAGCGACATAAAGTCAAGCATCCGCTGGATCATTGACAACACGGGCGTAGACGAGGCCCTTATTGAATTTGGACGTACCTTTATTACGGTCTCAATCTCAGTTGCACTCGGTCTCGGAATACCCCTACTGGACATCACTGGGGGAGACTTTAGAACAGTGCTTTCCGCAGGTCTGGCATCAGGCCTTCAGGTGCTGATCAAGTTCCTTGACCCAAAGAACAGCGCGTTCGGGATCAAGGAAAAGTCCGCGCAGGATAAGGCAGCGGAAGAGAAGCAGTTCGATATTTAAGTGAAGTCCATAGATCTGGCTCCGATACTCACCGGTTGCCACGTTTGCAGGAGCCCCTTTGCCGAAATGATCGGCAAAAGAATGAAAGAGGGGATGCCTGATACCAGGATCAGCAGCTGGCTAGAGTCTGAGGGCCAGTACGTCAGCCGGATCACCCTTGGCAAGCATCGAAGAGAGCACCTAACCACAGACTTCGAGCAGGCTAAGGCCGCTGCCATAAAGGTGATGGAGAAGCGAAAGAACACCTTGAAGCCAACCTCCGGAACCGATCTTGCCTCCCTAGTACGGGACTACACGTTTTCCGCAATAGAAAACGGCGATCTTCTGCCCACCCTCTCAGAGGGGCTAAGGGCACAGGAAATTCTGGACAGGCGACAGGAGAAGGGCGCAGACAGGGACCTGGCCATGACCTTGGCATCGATACTCGGCGGATCCATCGTAGTAGAAGGAATAGCAACTCCGGTAGAGCCGGAGATGATTACGGAGGAAGCAGTTGGCTAGAACGGCAGCATGGCAGCGAAAAGAAGGAAAGAACCCAAAGGGTGGCCTAAACGCCAAGGGCAGGGCATCCTACAAGGCGGAGACCGGCGGAACTTTGAAGGCACCAGTCAAGAAGGGTGATAACCCCCGCAGGGCATCGTTCCTGGCCCGTATGGGCGGCATGCCCGGTCCGGAGAGGGACGAGAAGGGCAAGCCTACAAGGCTTCTACTTAGCCTCCAGGCATGGGGCGCCAGCAGCAAGTCGGACGCTAAGGCCAAGGCTCGTGCAATGAGCGAGCGCCTTAAGAATAAGAAGAAGAAGGGATCTTGAATTCTGTCCAAGGACAAGCCGCTCTCGATCTGGCTCGCGGTCGCAGTGACGTCGAGTTCTTTGCTTCTCGCTGGCTCGGTATCAAGGGGAACCCTGGACAGGTCAGATGGTGGAAGGCCTGCGCAGACCGTGCAGATGACGGATTCAGGCCAAGGTACCTCACAACCGTCGTTTCCGCTGGCAATCGTGCCGGCAAAACGCTCGCGATGGCGGTTGTCTGTCTTCATCATGCCATCTACAAACTCGGGGTTAGACCTCCCGCCGGAGGAGATCAGACGGATGCGATCAGGTGGATCAATGACCCGTACGAGTGGTACCACGTCGGAATCCAGCAAGAGACCGCAGAACTTGTTCACCGCGAAATTGCAATGATACTGCAGGGTGCGCATCCGGCCCAGAAGGGTCGAGGGTGCCCCCTAACAAAAGAGCTCGGCAAGGTTGCCGACTTTGAAAAGAAGTACCGAGGGGAGTACCTGTGGATAAAGTTCAACCCAATTCTGGGCGGGGCCAGCATCCACTTCCGAACGACCCAGGACAAGGCGAAGGCGCTCTTGGGCAAGGACATGCAGGGAATCTCATTCGACGAGGCAGCTTTCGAGCCGCACTTGATAACAATCTACCAAGAAGTGCTCAACCTGCGCCGTCTGTCTACCGGAGGGCCTCTACACTTCATCGGAACCCCAACCGAAGGCTACAACGACTACTCGGATCTCTGGGAGATGGGAAACCCAGAGAACCCAACCAGGGACGACCAATTCATATCGTTCCGATTGTCCACGAGGGACAATATCGGATACGGACTACGTCAGGAAGATTTCGACGCGGTCGTTAGACAGCAAGCTGAGTACCTAATCCCTCAGAACGTAGACGGATACTTCATCGAGTCCCGTAAGGCGTTCTTCTCGTCTCAAGGAGTCGAGGCCTGCTTCGATAGCACATTGGAGGTCGAGGATGCGCCAAAGTCGGCTCACCGTTACGTCCAGGGTTGTGACCCTGGTATTTCGTCCGACGCAACATGGGCGCTCACAATCGACATCACAAAGCGCGTTGCGATGCAAGGAGTTAGGGCCCGGAAGCGTTCCGGCAAGCAGACGATCACCGCAGTCGTCAACATGGTCCGAGAAGGACATCTCCTTTACAGTTCAAGCGCACAGTGCACTACGGTAGTCGACTCTACCGGGATGGGCGGGAAGCTCTTCCGCGAAGAGTTCTCAATCATAAAGCCACTTAGAGACTTCGACTTTGGTGGGACCAAGTCAAAGAAGCTTGAGCTACTAAACGACCTAAAGACGATCATCGACAAGGGCCAGATCAAGTTCCCAAGAGGGGGCATCTGGGAAGATCTACGGAGGCAACTCTTGGCATACAAACTAGATGACAAGAAGATCGAGCAGGACGCCGTAATGGCACTTGCAATCGCCGTCCGCTATGCAATAAGGAATCCCGAGAAGGCCGCGGCGAACGTGGCCTTTTCCTATTTTGGAGCTGCTGAATAATGGCTAAGGTAAGAGGCGTACCGCGTTCTTTCGTAGATGGCAAGGGAGTACCGGGGCAGTACACAACTGACCCGGCGGTAGCACCTGCCTCCCAGGTTGCAGAAATTGGAAAGTCTATCGACAAGGCAAAGAGACTTTCTCGAGGACAGGTAGAGACTGGCAGAATGCCACAAGCTGGCATTGCCGTAAAGAATATTGCTTCAGCTGCTAAGGTTCGTGGAGAGTCGAGGACGCCAGCTCCATCCTCTGTTCTCAACTCCGGAATTTCTGGCGGATCCGCTATATCTACTTCACCTACCAAGGTAAACTCGTCATCGGGCGGCCGCGGAACGCCAATAAAGAAGAACTACACCCCTCTTCAAATGGACAAGCTTACAGAGTCCCAGTCAAATTCTGTAACAATGTTGAAGAAGTCTCTGGAGATGCAGGATGTAAACCCAGAGGAACACGAAGAGTTCAAGCTGTATGGAGAGATCCTCACGCGAAAGCAGCAGCTGGAGCCGGAGCAGAACCGACTCCGCAGCATCTTCCGTCGCTTCGACAGGATGTACCATCCAGACACTATCACGCTAGGCGGCGCTGACCACTGGGCGGAAGACCCGAGCGCACGGCTTGCCGGCCGGGCCCACGTCTCTGTCAATGTTCACGCCGCGTACGTAAACATCCCGTCCTCGCTCCAGGCAGTGCGAGCAGCCAGAGAACCTCTACATGGGGTTCGGAAACTCAGACTACACCCGCCTAGACTGGGCCCTGTACTGCTACGGCCTATCGCCGCAGGCAGTCAAGGAAGACTTTGGGATCGACATCATCCCAGTCAAGCAGGGCGAGAAGTGGTTCGGATACTCCACCTCCGGGACGCACGACGACCCTCTTGGCACGGTGTACCAGAACCAGTTCGAGCGAAACCCACTCCGCCGAGAGACTGTCTACGAGCAGCTCCAGGTAGAGGTATACGACTACTGGTACAAGGTTCCTACGTCTGCAGGCAAGCCGCCGATGGTCTGGAATGCAATATACGTTGGCAACACTCTGGTCAAGCACACAGGTTCCTGGCAGCCCATACGGTAAGCCAGAGCTATACGACGTTGAGCAGCTTCTCCGAGAGAAGGACGAGCGCATCACCAACCAGGCACAGATGATCCAGTCTGTCGTCGGTGGACAGATGTGGCAGCTCATCGGTGCCGAAGCGCCTGATGAGGTACCACCGAACGCCCTGCCTAAGCCTAACAAGGTTGCGGCACCAGGCCCAGGAAACGAGCTCCGGGCACTGCAGCCGTTCATTCCTCAGTTCCAGATTGAGGACTACAACAAGCGTATCGACCGGGAAATCGCAGTGGTCACCGGACTCAACGACCTGCTCCTTGGACTTGCGCCGACGAGCGTCCTTGGTTCATCGAAGGCCATTGCGTCTCTCATTGCAAACTATGAGTCACGAATTGCGCCAAAGCGCAAGCTCTTCTACCAGTGGATGAAGGACGTGTGGACACTATGCGGACGTGTCTGGTCATCTAAGGATAAGGCAATTGCCCAAATCTTTGAAGAGCAGTACCGCATCGACGTTATCCCACCTGAGCTCACGCCACGAGATACCCTCGAGCTGGCGCAGACTGCCATCAACCTCGTACAGAACCGCATCTGGAGCGCTGAACGCGCAATGGATCGTGTTGGTGTTGAGGACCCAGAGGGCGAGCTTGACATCATCCGCGACGAGCAGACTGATGCGACCATCAATCCTGCAGCCGTGCTGACGATGGGCAACCTCCTCCAGCTGTTCCAGCAGCTGCAGCAGCAGGGCATTCAGGCCCAGCAGCTACAGGCTCAGGAGCAGGCAGCGCAGTCGCAGTTCCAGGCGCAACAGCAATCACTAAACGCGTTCAGGACTCTGAACCCGCCGGCAACGGCCGGGGCAGGGCTCAACGCGTTCGAGAACGCAGCAAATCCACCGGCAGAGGCGCTCCCAGAGAACGCCGAGCCGGGCGCTCAGCTCCCGATGGGGCTTGAGCTTCCAGTCGAGAATGGGAGTGAGGAATAATGGCAATCAGAACTAAGCGACGAGCACGGTTCCGCCGGGCCACATCTGGCACGCAGAACCTCACTACCCTAATCTACAACATACTCAAGGAGCAGCAGGCCTCCCGGAAGGCTGCCCTCCTGGCCGCGTTTGACGCCAACATGCGAAACGCTAACTACGAGTCGACGTATGGGGGCCAGCCTGTTGACGTAGACGCAGTCGAGGCATTCTACAACCAGATGATTGCCGCGTACCCAGAGGGAACTACGGAGCGAGACCGGCTGGCTGCCGAGCTTGCTGAGTTCCGTGTTACAGCTGCGGATAAGATTTTGTCGGTCTATGCAGACGCGTACAACAACGGGACGTATGCATTTGGTCAGAAGGTCGACCTGAAGTCATACCTGGCATTCCTCCGCGAGGAGAAGGCTGCGGCCCCTGACGAGGCGACTAAGATGAAGTACACGTCAGAAGAGTTCATAGTAAACTTCAACGATATCCACGATGACATGAAGGCCAAGAGCGCAAGCGCTGGTAGCCTCGCGTCGTTCTACCGACGCCAGCTGAAGTTGGCCGAGGAGATGGGGGTAACCAAGGACTCCAAGACGTATCGCAACATCCAGTCCTATCTTGCTACCGCATCGAAGCAGGCAGCTGCAGATGCCAAACAAGACCTTAGGGACAGGGCAAACAAGATCATCGTACGACGCGCAGGACTTATGTCGAATGCTCTGGAAAAGGCATTCGAGGAAGCACAGCGCCAAGGTCGGGTAACCAACGAAGACGCAATGCGGTTCTACCAGGCCGGATCGCTTGACCGTGTAAAGCTGTTCTTTGGCATGGATCTGGTAAAGCAGCGTGTCATATTGGCAGCCGCACAACGTGCCGGCGTAATGCTTGGCGACCAGCCCCTTACTGGAAGTGGCCTGTACGACTTGGCATATAATACCAAGGACGAACTACGCCTTGCAATTGGAAACCCATCCCTAAATGCTGCAGACAGGTCTTTCTTCAAGGACCTGCTCACAAGCTGGGACAACGACATCATTCGCCCAGCTGGACTGTCTGACAACGTTGAGCGTGCTGTCGATAGCGGGGTTGACCTGCTAAACGATAACGCAAATTCATTTGGTAATCCGTCCGCGAATATCGTAGCATACAAGGCCCATGCAAGAAGGCTTGTAGAAGGTGGCGCGTCGGACACGGCTGGATCTGCGGTAATGAGCATCCTAAATGGAGAAGTTCCATTCCCGGATGAGTTTGGCGGAAAGACAATGATATCAGAGCTAACCCCTGACGAGGCACTGAAACTTTCAGAGGTATACTCTGGAGAGCTCTATGTTGCCGGCGCCCCAGGAGAGCTGATATCTCAGATAGCCAGGGACTACCGAGAGGACGCCATGGTGCGATCCGGCTCTTCCTACACAACTATAGTTATTAACGATTACGGAACCCCAGAAGTTGTCATAACAGACCAGGCACCAGCTAACAGAGTTCCGTTCTTTTACAATACAGAACTATCGGACGGAACAGTTGTATCTAGCCTTGCCATGCAACAGAAGTCATTTGTCGTCGACCAGAACGGAACAACTGCTGGGTCAATCATCTTTGACGTAGATGACGATGGCAATATAAAAGAGAACTTCATTACTAACGACGGGTATAAGATCGACCTAGACATAATGGAGTCCTGGTTAATAACAAACGGAGTTGATATTTTCCAGGGGGAGAATGGCCAGTACGGAGTTTCAGCTCTTGCTGGCACGCTAGCCGAAGGAACTGAAACCAGTTTGTTCTCAGGTGCCGCCCTTCAGTCGAACGATTCGTTTGCACAATACGCCAATCAGACCTGGGACGGTACTGCAGGTGGATCAGGAAAGGGAGACGCAATCAACGACATAGGCAATAGAATCGCTGCCAACATCAGCCTAACCGGATCCTCATCTGACCTGTTTACCGTTGGAAGTATAGACCAAGGCGGAGATGTCGAAAAGAGGAGGGGCGGCAGCCAGCTAACCGTCAAAAACGATCTTGCTGCGCTGCGAGAGCTTGGCATCGGAACTGCAGAGTTCAATGCATTGATGTCTCAGCCTGTAGGACAGAGGATCAGAGAAGTAGTTGGAACTCAGCTATTCCGTCGACAAGAGGGGGTAGATACCAGGGCAACCCTTGGTCAGCCGGTCGACCAGGCAACGCTTGACCAGCGACGTTACATGGGGGCCCAGGCTGCGGCAGACTACGAGCGTGCTGTTTCTGCACCTCCTGCCCCAAATCCATTTAGCACTGGCCTTGGTGCTGTGCCAGATTTCACAAAAGTTTCTTCACAAGGTCCTCGACAAGCCAGGCTGGAAGAGCTTAGCAAAGTTAAGTCCGAGCAGGAACGTCTACGTGTAATGGCAAAGACAGAAAGCGACTACTTCTTCAGGTATTCTCAGATGTCTGCTCCATCAGAAATGACCCCTGGGGATTCCGCAAGGTCTTCGTATACTGGAAGCAGCCTAGGAGCTGCCCCATCATTCAAGGCATCGGTAGTCCGACCATCCTTTACACCGGCACAGGTAGAGAAGTCCTTGATTGACTTCAGGGCCGGCGAGAGAGCGCCTCTAGGAATTTCGTCAAGCACCGCAACATCGAGGTAGATTAATGGGTTACTTTGGATCGAACAACCGACAGCGCCAGTCTGGCATGAACATGCCAGTACCGCCTAGCCTGCCACGACAGAAGGCCCCAGAACCTGAGAAGATCAGGGTCAACATGGACCCGTCGAATCCGGTTGAGACCGTATTCAGCGGGATTGGCGGCCTCTTCCAGGGCGTTGTTGGCGCAGGCATGGGCATTGCCGATGCAATCTACAAGGTTCCAGTTATTGGCGACGTCGGAAAGGCTGTCGCCGGTGGCATAGGAGCATTTGGTGAAGTTGGCATCAAGGGCATAGCCCAGGTCAAGGACGTTGCGAAGGTCGGTCTTGACATCGTTTCGATTCCTGGACAGGTGGTTCAGTCTGGAGCTGCGGCTGTTAGGGCCAGCGAAGTCTTTGGTGAACTTCCCGCGGACGTCAAGGCAAGGATGAACCGCGGGGACGGATTCGGTGACATTGTCTCGCACCTTGTTAGCAGCAACCGTGCATTCAGCGACAACGCGGCAGCCAACCTTGGATTTGCCCTTGTTTCAGATCCTCTTAATTACGTCAACCCAATCGCGCCAATATCTGCGGCGAGGCACGTATCGAAGCTGGCAAAGCTTGAGAACGTGGCGCTATCAAAGGCGGATGACGTCGCCAAGGCCTCCAAGGCCGGCAAGATTCTTGACCCGCAATACGAATCAATGCTTGGCAAGCGTCCTGGTGACATCCGAAAAGAAGTCGTATCGTCATTCATAAGCGATGATGACCTGAACTTTTTGAATCGATGGAGAATTGCAGGGGAGCTATATGACGCGACCATAGGCAAGGTTGGAAAGCCGCTGTCGGCCCTCGTGGACGCAGTCCGCACACCAGTCGTTATAGGAATGCTTAGGTCCCTTGGGGACGTTCCAAAGGGTGTAATCGAAGGTCTGGACACTGCAGGCCGATCAGACTTGGCATCCAACTTCGCGAAGTCTCTGGCTCGAGGGCTTACCCAGACTACCGTATTTTCGATGTCACGGCTATTCTCCAGGACGTCGACAAACGTTGGACGTTACCGAGCGCAGCAGGTCATCAAGAAGGTATCAGACGGGGTAAGGGCTGGCCGATCTGACCAGGCAATTTTGGACGACCTAACAACTGCGGGTCTGGCAGCAGATCCAGTTAGCGGTGCTGAACTTGTTGTCAAGGTAAAAGGCTTTGACGACGCAGGAAGGCGTCAGTTCATTAGGGAGCAGGCAGACGCGTGGTCTAGATCAGAGGCCGCAAGGGTTGGCGCTGCAGCTGGGGGAGACTACAAAACGATCCAGCAAGTTGGTGGACTTAAGCTTTCCGACACAATTGATGAGTCAACTGGATTCATTGGTGAAGGCGCACGTCGATACGAGAACCTATCTGATGACGTGCTAGAGGGCCTGTTCCTCGAGAAGGCCGCAGCGGCACTCACGGTCGGTGGCAGAAGCGCACTTTCGTCCACTCTTGGTGGGCTGGTGCCAAGTGCTGCCAACGAGTCCCAGGCGATACTTCGCGAGCTGTACAAGAAGCTCGGAACAACACGACAAGAGCGTGCTAAGCTCGTCCAGCTAGCTGAGATCGCAGCGTACGGGTCCCAGGCTACCACGGCAGCGTCTCTCAGGGCAGCCATGCGTGCTGCATCTGCAGGGGACAAGGCCAAGTTCGAAGAGATCATTGGCGCACCCCTGACCGTCAAGGCATTCGATGAGATCAAGGCGATCCTGGCAAGCGAAGAGGGGGCCAAGCTCCTTCGACTCAACCTTGTCCGCGCTAACTCCATTACAAAGGAACGACTCGACACGATCATGGAGCTTGCGGATAAGCTTGACTCCAATAAGGCAAAGAAGGCGCTTGCCGCCCAGCTCCCTGACGAGCTTCAGCCGGCAATCATGGCAGCCACCACAAAGGACGAACTGGCCCAGGCGATCGTTGGGTACTTCCCAGACCTTGGCCTGGTTCTTGGTCGTTCTGACAAGTCTATCTGGGACGAGCTCAAAGCTGTTCTGGACGAGATGTCTGCGAGCAAGCAATTCGTTACGAAGGCAGGCGCAGATGAGATTGCCACACTGAAGAACATGTTGAACAAGATTGCACCTGGTGCCGGCAACTCGGTGGAGAAGGCTCTGAGCGCTGGGAAGTATAGCCTCGGATTCTCACCGGAGACCGGCGTGATTCGCAGAGGCGTTGCCAGGGCAACTGACGAAGGCGCAGAGTTCGTCGACGAGCCTCTAATGCCGTTTGTAGACACGACAGAGGATGTTATCGAAGGGATCGACATCGGAGTCGATACTTTCACGCGATCCGGATTGCGACGAGTTGCAGACCGATGGCTGACACCAGTCTCCTCTAAGATGGTAGAGCAGCAACAGCTTGACAACGCAATAGAGATTGTTACAGGCCACGGAGGCAGCATCATTCAGGCCCGAAGGCTTGTCCAGAAGCTGAACGACCTAGCCATGAAGAAGCGGCGCACCCCGCGGTCGCTGGTTATCGACGAGGCCGAGGTTCGCGACGTAATGAGCGAAGTCCTTGGGCCGTCGTTCCAGAAGGTTGTGGACGAGGCTGGAGGCGGATCTGCATCCAGGATAATCATGAAGATCTATGCTGGCAGCAGAGACATAGTCGGAACGTCGCAATGGGCAACCGGAAAGGCCAAGACGCTTATCCCTTCGCTTGCGGTAATAACCGACTTCATCTATCCGAACATGAAGTTCAAGCTCAACCCGCTGTTCTACATCCAGGAGGCCATCGAGTCACCGTTCTTCAACTACATGCGCGGAATCCAGCGTCAGCTCACTGGGCCCCAGTATCAGGCCAAGCACGGATGGACCAGGAATCTGCCGTTCGTCGAGACGAAGCTTGGAGAGAAGCTAAAACTTTCGAAGCGCCTGGAAGGGCCACAAGTTGATCCGTCTGTTGCTGCTCTTTCAATCGGAACTGGAGATTCGGCGCTGGCATCAGATCTAGACATTGCGCAAAGCGTAATATTCCTCCAGGGCAGCCAGGCTCATACGCTGATGCAAACCGAAGCAGGAAGAAACCTTATTGGCCAGCTTCGAAATGCAATAACACGCGGCCCTGGTGAGATAATCAACACCGCGTTCAACCCATACCCAATGAAGCAGCAGCGCAAACTCGAGATGACGTTCAACCTCGCTCTCGAGGAGATGGCGCAAAACGTCAAGTACAAGTTCCCACAGCAGTGGGTGGCCATCTCAAAGACATACGGAACAAATAACCCAAAGGTTGCGATGGTGCAGCTTCTCAACGAGTCTGTCAGGGGATGGGTTAATCCCGTGTCAGTGATC